TATAAAAGGTGGGGGAATTAGGTATCAGGGCGATACAGTCTCACTATGAGTCTCAATGAGACAGAGAAAAAGTGAAAAAAAGTATTTTCTTCTATTCTCTCTACCTCTACCAGCTCCCACCGGGCTTTTGACCCTGTTGCCGGCAAAACAGACGAATCTCCGCCATACTGCGACCATAAGCTCAGCCTATCTAGCCATTTCCCTGTTGCCGGCAAAGTAAAAGCATGAAACTATGCCGCGTAGTAGTATCATGCAACTACAGATAAACGCAAAATGGATTCGTCTCTCTCTCGCATTAGCCCCACTCCCATTCACTGCCGGCCAGATAGCGAAAGATTATTGCGCACACATAATGTTTGGCAGGCATCTTGGGACCAAAGCAGCGAAAATGAAGAAGCGCCAGACTTAGAAGCATTAACAAAAGAAGCATTCAATCATTACGCCGCTGGCTTGTTGCCGGTTCAAGTTAGGTGGAAGCTAGGCGAAGCGCATCCGTGCCTCTCCAACACCACGCTGACGCGCATTCAGCGCCGCGCTGAGAAGGCTCTGGTGGCCGCTGAGAGTGCTCCGCCAGAGCTACGCCGCGCCATGGTGGCCGCAGCCCGTCAGGTGGCCATTCAAGGGGCCCTAGCGACCCGTGATTGGGGGCCAGCACTCAAGGGGCTCGAGAGGGCGGGTGAGATCGCTGGGGAGCTGCGTGAGAGCGCCGGCCTGAGCGAGGAAGACCTCGTGTTGACCGTCTCAGTTGAGCAACCTGTGCTCCCTGCCGGTGAGTCTCAGCCAGTCTCAGATGAGACAGCGCCCAGTCTCAACGATGAGACGGTTGAGATTGAGACTGAGACTTGTTGAGAACCCTTGCGGCGCAATGAGTCTCAAGTGAGACGGCCATTCATGCAACTAAATGTTAAGCATTCATGGGCGCTAGCCCTGTTAGCGTGGTATTGTATGGGAGTCATTCACAAAAGAGGCATTTATGGGCGCATCCTTTCCTAACATTGACATAAGTTGCCGGACAGGCGAATATGTAGGGTATTCAGCCGGCAACGATGGAATATGGTTTATTAAAAGAGCTAACCCTACAGGCTCAAAGTATAGATGGCTTGTGCAAAAAAGAAACAATAAGGATTGTTTCTACGCAAGGACACTGGGAGAGATAAGCGAAAAATTATTAAGCCTTGACGATGCTGCCACTGTTACTAACTGTTAAGCGTCCAGCCACGGTCGCTTAACAACCATGCTACCATTGACAAGCAAACACGCACCGCCCACCATGGCTGAATTGATTTCAAGAGCTGAATACATGGCCGATCCTCGCCACGCAAACCGCACCAAACAGCAGGCAGCCCATCGCGCCTACTACGCTCAGTTTGTGACTCCTGCCCATTTTACTAGGCTCAAGAGTCTAGCCGACAGAATCAAGGCCAGCAAAGATCGACACTTTAACAACATAGACTTAAAGGTTTGGGACCGACTATCACTTCCTATTCCCATGGAGTCGAATAGTCTGCTGCTCAAGTGTGGCGACTTTCCTACACTTGCTGGCGCTGTTTGTATCTTAAAGGAAGCTGCCCAACAAATCAGGGAGGGTTCGGCTAATGTCTGACCTAATTCTCGGCCCAGTAATTATCACGAAATACTGCTGTGCTACCGACAGTAGAGAGTCCCGTATTTTGGCAAAACACAAAAGGGACAATGATATAAATTGGCGCTGTTATCATAATGTTGACAATGCCTTAAGCGATGAAGAAAACCACTTAAAAGCTGCCGAAAAATTACTAGCAAGGTGGCCATACGAAAATAACCTCAAGATAGTTGGCAGGGGCCATGATGCTAGTAATTATTTCTTTCTTTGTCAGTCTGTCTAGCATTCATTCATTCATTCATTCATTCATTCATTCATTCAAACCATGCAAATTCAAAGTGTTTCCCCTGCTAATTTTCGAGTTAATCTTGAGGCTAACAAGGATAAGCGTAAGGCAGAGATTTATGACGCTGCCATGTTGCTATTGAGAGCGCAACATGACTTAGCATTAACAGGCATTAGCCTTACCACTATCACCAACTTGTCTGAATTGTGCCGCAAAATAGAATTAGGTGAGAAAATATCAGGATCGCCCTTGCTTGACTTCTGACCTTACAAACTGTTAAGCGTCCACCGTCCTACCGTGCTAAGGCGTGGTAGGATATGCAAGCACCAAAGCAAACAAGGTCATGCCCGCGTCACTTGCCAAGCAAAGCTCCGCCATGCGTTCTCTACTTTATAGAAGTTGAATACTTTACCTCTGGCGTACCTTTGCCAGAACGTGATTAGTTAATCATCCCATCATCCAATCATCCCCTCGCAACTATCACAATGTCACAAACATTCTCGGACTGGAACAATGTTCCCGAAACAATCGAGAGAAAAATTAGCAAAATGTGGCAAAAATGCGGCGCAGTATGTAGCGAATCTAGCACCGATACTAACGGTAAGAAGGTAGAAATATACAGGCTAGGCTCCCATAAGGTGATAGACAATCTAGACTATCTTACTGACGCGCAGAAAATAAAGTTATTCGAGATCGCAGCCAACCATGGCGGAGTTATCTTGCATAACTTGCTACATTCTTTATCTTTTGAGACTGAGGCTGTTAGGGTAACTGGCGACAATGAAATATACTACGTGCCAAGCATGATCGTAGGTACGTGGCCACACTGCGGACTCTTTGGCAGTATGGCTGATGATGGTAGCATCCACACCTAGCCAGCCACATTACTAACTGTTACGGGTCAGATGCAGAGCGTAGCATCTGACCCTAGGATAAGCAGGCAAGCAACCCACAGCAAGCATGCAAACTCAACACGCGACAGGCCAAACCGTCAAAAGCTCGGATCCTTGCAACTCTAGCCCTTGCGACCTAGCTTTCTTAACAGAAGAACAGCTAATAACGCAGACGCTTATTCATCAGGATAAGTTTAATTCTAATTGGATGATTTGTATGAACAATCATTACAGTTCGGGTGTCTATATTGATGCTGAGATCGCAATGAATAACGCCTATGCAATACTACAGAGAATATTAGATTATGTCTATGCTTATCGCTCTTCCAGCTTTTATGTTATGCTCAATAACTTGTGCGCTCCCAAAGCATAGCCTATCACTCTCCAATCCTTCCCATGGCACGCTCCGCTCTGTTCATTGGATTCTGCGCTTATTTAGTTACCGGAACTATCGCTATGTCGTTCCTTAGTTCTTTAGCTGACAAGTTCAAGGCTAAACAGTTTCCTATTACAACACAAATAGAATTGATTAAGTATAACTAGCGCTACCACTCTCCAATCGCTCCCCGGTTTGCTATGCTTACCGGGGGCAGGGTTGCGATTTTCGTGTAGCGGGGAGGGGGTGCCCATACCTCTCCCATCTCGCAGTGCCCGTATAAAAATATAACAACAATTCGCCCACAAACCGAACTGTTGCATGTTTTTCATTCTTCCCCAAACAATATACCCACATACAAAAATACGCCAGCGTACAAGCTAGCGTATAAGTAACCGGGGGTAAGGGTTGCGTTTATGGCCGGCAAGTAAGCATCCAGCTTTCGCCCCCTGCCATCCAGCGAGGATTCCAGTTTTTCCGGCTATAGTTTTGGCGATAGCCATTGTAATTGGCAGTGTAACCGCCTTGAATTAACTTAGCCTCACCGTTTGGATCGTTGTGAATCCAATGCGTAGCGGTGTAACCTACGATTACACTCCAGTGACCGCCGCCAATAGGATTGCTAACATTGCCTTGATGCAGCCAGCCTACGGCGATAGGCCGGCCAGCGTTAATTTCAGCTTCAAGATCGGCCAACTTGCCGTGTTTCGTAAAATTGACAGTTAAACCCAAGTGGTGAAGAGTCCCAAGTTGTGCCGTTACGTCCGTTGTGTCACCAAATTGCCGACGAATCCGGTTGTAAGCATCATCGTTGGCGATCTTGCCGTGAAACATGGCCAGCATGGCGCAGCTAGAGCTGAAGCACTCCCGGTAGCCACGGCCACTGGCGTTATCGTTTTGAGACTGCCACTTGACATCGAGAGGATTGGGAAACCTGGCAGCCGGTGGCCTGGGCGGAGTTGCGGTCATGGTCAGCTTCCAGCGTCAGCGGCCAGTCTATCACGCTCACGCCAAACAAGATCGTCTAATTCGTCCATCCACTCTTCTGGAATAGCTTGATCAGTAGCATTGCGCATGGTCATTGCCTGAAGAATGTCAGCAGTGCGCAGCCTATCAACTTCGCGCCGAGGCTTAAGGTCAACTGAAGGCTTTATATGCCCTGTGGCAGCAGGGTAAAACATCTCGGGGCCATCCCCTCCCTCCCATGGGCAAGGTATGACAGCTTCTCTCAAGGCGGTCTTTCCTGCTTGCCGGCCAGAAATAATAATCCGACGACGGTTTGTGTCAGGGTTTTGCGCAAAGCTGTGCAGCGCTTTTATTGTCTCGTTAAAATTGCGCACTGCATCTGGCGTGAGTTCCAAGGCCGTTTCCTGTTGATTACCCATCAATCATAGCACGATCATCGCAGCGTCAGCGTCTTGCGAGCAACAAGGTGCGTCACCCCTGCCGGATCAACGACAACAACGCCAGCCGTTGCAGAGGACGGTAACAGTTTGTAGGAATATGGCAATTTCCAGCCAATCTCGCCGTTGTGCCGGACCATCGTAAACTCGCGGGGGCGTTCCATGGCTCAATCATAGCTCATCCCTTGCCGGCAAGCAACGTGATAGAATGACACTGCAACAAAACGATCCGCGCATGACTCCGTTTTTCTGCCTGCTTTTGACAATTTACGTTCCAGAAACAAAACAGTTACGCCGTTGCGCTGTCGAATACGACCCGAATAGCCACCCAGACGGCGCGGATGTTATGGACTATTGGCAGGAACCGGAACACAAGGAAATTCTTTTGGCGCTGGCTTTTTGCGGGGAAACGCAAAACGACGAAGACTTCGTATTGGTTGACGTTCTCCTGATCGACTTAATTCTTACTAGGGATATGGCGCTGGAAAAGGTTGTGGTAGAATGACACTGCAACAATCAACGCATCATGGGCACTCTCGCTGACTGGCGGATCCACGAACGCTGCATGGCTGGCATGGTCACTCCGTATGATCCTGCGCTGGTCAACCCGGCATCGCTTGACTTGCGCTTGGGCAGCAACATTATGATCGAATCAGCGGAAAGCCCAGAGATGGTGCTAGTTTCAATCGCTAAATACACAGAGAAAAATCCTTATCTCATAGTGCCAGGACAATTCTTTTTGGCTGAAACTGAAGAGTTTTTTAACATTCCCAACGACTTGGAAGGCCAATTTATCCTTAAATCCTCTCGCGCGAGGAGTGGATTACAGCATTTGATGGCCGGTTTTTGCGATCCCGGCTGGCACGGCTCGCGCTTGACACTTGAGCTTAAAAATGTTCGCCAACTTTGGCCGATAGGCATTTATCCAGGCATGAAAATCGGGCAGATGAAGTTTTCTACGATGGATTCCGAGCCTACGTTCTCTTACGCCGTCACCGGCAGGTATAATAACGATGCAACCGTCACCGCATCAAAGGGCTGAAGTTATGACAAGCATCGAAGAAACACTGGAACAACGCGGCAAGCGTTACGGCAAGTTTACGGATCACGCTCAAGTCACGCAAGACCTAAAGCGAGTCGTCGCCGCCCACTTACAAGGAGGCCGCCCGCACATGGCAGCAGATCAATGGGAGGCGCTGGATATGATTTTCCACAAAATAGCTCGCATTGTCTGCGGCGATCCTAACTATGCCGATAGCTGGCACGATATTGCCGGTTACGCCAAGTTGGTGGAAGATCGGCTTAATGCTAATGGCGTCTTTGCCGTCGAGGAGCCGGCAGAGTTGGAATGGCCGCAGGAGGTGGTAATCAAAACAGTGGCTGGCCAAACTAAGCTTGCCAACGGATCGACTCGTATTGAGTTTGCCGATGGATCTTACGAAGAGCTGCCCCCATTAGAGGCCGTGCCCACCGAAGCCGCACCCATTTGCCCAAACTGCTCTTGCGCTGCCTGCGGCGCCATTGCTAGACTGCAAAACAATAGCGGCCTTAGACAAGCGATTGGCTTGTAACAATGGGCAAACGAACTAATCCAGAAAAGTGCGCAAATCCTAGCTGCGCATCTTCCCACCAAGTCATTATCGTAGAAACACGCATGACAGCGTGCGGCGGTCGCGCAAGACGGCGGCGCTGCGATCAATGCGGCCACCTGTGGTACACCGTGCAGCCACCTGAAGAGCAAGTCGAAAGCTGGCGGCTGATCTGGACGAAGAAAGGGCCAGTCACACTGGAGCCACCACCAGAATCGCCAGAAAAAGGCAAAATATAGAGAATTAGTAGACTCTGTGGGTAGTAACAGTACCCGATTCGCCTTTTGCAAGGTTAAATTTGCCTAGACACAAATAACCAAAGGCGTCGAAAGCATGATCAACGCCAAGTTTTTTGTTTGGCATTCTTGTTCCTTCGGCATAACCTAGTGTACGGAACGACTTTATTAGCTCCCGGCAACGTGGATGGATCTTGGTATGCACTTCCCCGTCTGCCGTGCGAAGCGCTGCGTTTACGGATCGAATCTTGTCAGCGGTGTTATAGGGCGCTTCAGGGGCAAAAACAGTAATGCCAGCCTTCCTAAGGATCTGGTGATCGCTAACGCCAACACCAGACGTTTGCTTTCTTTTGCCGGTCGGGTCAGGGCAAGCAATAATGCGGCGGCGAGTATCCGCGTCTTCGCTTGCCCAGCATTCGCCACCATATAGATCAATTAGCACGTCTGCCATGTCCCATGTATTGGCGCCCTTTAGGTTCAGTTCATTAAAAATTCGCAATTCTACAGCTCTGCCGTTTACCTTAATAATGTTTGCGCAAATAGCAGTAAGCGGATCGTTGTTAAAGTCCATTCCAACATATAGCGGCAACCTTGGATCGTCCTCAATCGTTGAGTCGATATTATCCATCGAAAAACACGACACCACAAGACCCGTATTTGATAGTATCTTTGCTTCGTACTCGCGCTCGAACACTTCAGGCGCCAGCGTTCTTCTAGCTTCCGCAATTTCGGCTGCTGGAATGTTGCCGCCTTGCAAGGATGTGTACTCATATAATGACCATTGCTTAGGATCGAGCCTTTCCAGGCCAGGATCGGCCATATCAGCATTTTTCAAAAGCAAGATTGTTTCGTAGAACCAACCTGCGGTGCCTTCCGGCGAAGGAGTGGTAGTAAAGAGCGCCCAGCCGTTGCGGTCAGAAAGCGCAGGACGGATAACCGATCTCCATGTATATTCCGTCTGAAAAGCGCATTCGTCTAAATTTACTCCACTTAATGCAGGACCGCGCAAAGCATCTGGATCTTCAGACCCTTTAAGGTAGATGCAAGATCCGTTAATCAAATCTATTCTAAGGTTTGATTCGTTTTTCTTTCTTATCCAACGTTCGGGAATAATACTCTTGTAAGTATCCCAAGCGATCTCTTTTGCCATCCGATACGTTGGCGCAACATAATAGTAATTGCCCTTGCGCTCACTAGCGCCGCGTAGCATTTCGATTGCCCCTAGCACCGTCTTTCCACCACGCCGGCCAGCTA